TATCTAAATGGGATACTAGTAAAGTAGTAGATATGAACTATGTATTTTCTAATTGTGAAAAGCTTACAACTTTAGATGTATCTAAGTGGAATACTAGTAATGTCACTAATATGCGAGCTATGTTTAGTGGATGCTCAGGACTTACAAGTTTAGATATATCTAAGTGGAATACTGGTAAGGTAACTAACATGGGTCAAATGTTTAATTTCTGTTTGAAACTAACCAGTTTGGATTTATCTACGTGGAATACTAGTAAAGTAACTAGTATGTGGGTAATGTTTAATTCTTGTACTTCTCTTACCACTGTAAAGATAAATAATTGGGATACTAGTAAAGTAACTAATATGAAAAAAATGTTCAGTGACTGTACAAATCTAACTACTATCGAAGGTGTATTAGATCTTAAATCATGTAACGATTTTGAAGATATGTTCCTTAGTTGCAATAATATCACTTCTATTAAAGTTAAAAATTTACCTACAGATATTGATACATTCTGCAGAGGTGCTAGAATAGATAAATCTAAAGTTACTGTAGTATCTTAATGAAAGGAGAATAAATTGAGATATCCTAAATTTGTAGTTAGGCTTGGCGATTCTCTCGCCAAGCTTATAGCTGATATAAAAGCTGGTCTTAGGTTTTATGATAAACATAAAGAGAATAAAATCACTATAGATCATGAACCTCCTAAGAATCCAGAATATAGAGATATATGGATTGATACTTCTCATGAATATATACCTCCTACACAATACTTTACAGTATTTATTATACAAGGACCTCATCAAACTATTAAAATCTCTGATGGTATTGGTGAGTATGTGTCTAATACTAAACTAGAAGCTAAGACTCCTATTTCAGTAAAAGTTATTCCTGATGAAGGCTATGATGCTTCTAAACCAAACTTAACTCATTTTGTATTATCTGAAGATACTGTAGTAGAAGCTTTAACTGAACCTACTAAGACTATGCTCAGAGTCGATATTAGACAAGTTCCACATCAAACTATCACTGCTCATTATAATGGGAAGGACTATACTGAACCATTTATGGCTGAATACGGTAGTGAAATTACATTTACGGTCACTGCTGATAAGAACTACTATGAAGGTACTTTGAACTATGATAGAATTGATAAACTTACAGAATCTGTAATTATCAGAAATGTAGAACCACCTAGAGTTCAATCTTATATCGTTCGTATTAATCAATCAGATCATCAACGTATCTCTGTAGAATATAATGGTAAAGCTTATTATGAAACATTCGAAATTCCTATGAATGTTGCTCATAACTATGCTGTATATATTGATGCAGATGATGGTTGGAATGCTGGTGAGATTAAAGAAGTTAAAGATAAGAATAAACGTGGTACTACTATTTCTGCTTCTTCTGCTTCTCCTATTATGAAGACTATTACGGTAGAACAATATCAAAACCAAAATATCTGGGTTTATGTAACAGAACCTTCTGGTACTGTAGAAGTATATAAAGAAAGATTCTCTATTACAGTTCCAATGAATAGTCATATTACAACTAAAGTAGTTGCTAAGAATGAAAATTGGACTCCTGGTGTTGCTAATATTCAAGAAGCTGATATTACAGATAATATTATTATCTCCGCTACTGAAGCTACTGGTAGTGATGAAGTTCACTATTCTGTAAATGTATTATTTGATATGAATGATCCTCAAGATTTACACGGTACTCTTAAATTGATTACTGGTGATGGTCGTACTATCAATATTACATATTCGGATGTGATTAGACTCGAAGAAAATACAGAAGTTAGATTCGAACTCGTTATAGATAATGGTTATAGTAATGCTACTGTATTAAGCGAGTATGTATTGAATAAAGATATTTCTGTTAGAATTAAACCTTCTGTCATTAAGAGATATAAAGTTCAATTACAACAAAGTGAAGGTCAAACCATTTATGCTACATGTAATGGTCAACGATATACTACATCATTTGAAGCTGACTTCGGAAGTTCAATTACATTTGGTATTGAATCTACTAATACAGAAGATTGGACTCCTGGTCGTTTGAATATTACTTCTATTGCAAGTTTAGATAGACCTATTACAGTAACTGCTACATCTGCTGAAAGAATTATGAGATATAATCTTACTGTAGATTTTGTATCTCCAGATGCTCATACTAGACTTAAAGTTATTAAAGATGGTACTGTACTTGGTACTTATAATGATGACTTTACTTTGACTAGAGTATTACATGATACTAGATTTGAATTAGAATTAGTATTAGACGAAGGGTATAGAAACGATACTGTATTAGAACCTATTACTTTAAATAAAGATACTAGACTTGAAGTTAAAGCTAGTCGATTCAAACAGTTCTTAATTACTCCTACTCAAACAGAAGGTCAAACTATCTATATCGTAAATAAAGCTACAGGTGATCGTTATACTGAACCTACTTATGTAGATTATGGTACAGTAGTTGAATTCTTATTGGGTAAACGTAATGATGTAACTGGTCATTATGAAGCTGGTACTATTAATTATCCTGCTGGATATAATAATGGTATTACTGTACGTGGTGATATTACTGTAACAGCTACTCCAGCTAAACGTTATGGTGTAGTAAATATTACATTACCAGCTGCTACTAACCGTGTAGACTCTGATGATTACTTACCTAAAGCACAATATACTGCAACTTATGATGGAATCGATGGTATTATTACATTTAATAATGGTAACGGTAAAGGTTCTACTAAGACATTTATTGCTCCTTATGGTAAAACTGTAACTATCAGATCTTTCGGTACTCCTACTGGATATAATCATCAAGATGATATTACAGTGACAGTAGATAACGATAATAATGTAACTATTCCAGCTCCTACTCCTAGAGGATTTACAATTACTTCTAACTCCTCTGAAACTAATTACTTCAAGATTGTCGCTACCGATACAGCTGGTACTAAATATCAACCTAGTGATACTATCCCTTATGGTACAAGAATTACTTTAGGTATTGAACCATTTGATACTGACCATACTATTACAGAAATTAATGGTTTACCACTATATTATAGCAATAAACAAAATAAATACTTTACATTACCTGATAGTATTATGGCTATTACTGGATATAATACCGATCCAGCTAATGGTAAACTTGGTATAGTTATTACTAAAGATATTAGTGCTTCTGCTATAGTACCTACTACAGGTGCATACGGTGTAGTAAATATTACTGTACCTGCATTTAGTGGTGTAGATGATGATTACTTACCTCATGCTTCTTATGTAGTATCTTACCAAGGCCTTACAACTCCTATTGTATTTACTAATGGTAATGGTAAAGGCGGTGGGGCTAAATTTGTTGCTCCATTTGGTGCTAATGTGACTATTAGACAAGCTACAACCCCTACCGGATATGAAGCGATTCAAGACGTTACATTCACTGTAGGTGCAACTAATAATATTACTGTACCTAACCCTACTCCTAAAACTTATCTATTCACTGCACATAATGTAGAAGATCATTACTATAGAATTATCGCTATAGATGAAGCTGGTCATGGATATGAAAATGGTGAAAGAATTCCTTATGGTACTAAAGTACGTTTCAATGTTGTTCCATATGATGATGACTACACTGTAGTTTCTATGGATGGTATTGATTTCAATCGTAGTAATACCACAAATAAAACATTCTTATTACCAGGGGTAGTAAAATATGTATCTGGTGATGAAACAATAAACTTCCTTCCTGTCAACACATTTAAATATGCAACCAATGATATTGATGCATCTATAATGGATGGCGATGGTAATATACCACCTACAGAAGTTAAATTTATTGATGTTACATTTGAAGATCCTACAAAGGCTTGGATTGAGTCGATAAGAGAGGCAAGATTTGCAGGAATACCTTATGAGCAATACAATGGTCTTAATAAAAATAAGACTATCTGGGTATATAATAATCCTGGTGTTGCACTACAAATTACTCCAGCATTTGCTGAAGATATTAAAGCCCCAGCTTATGTTATCGATAGTTTAGATAGTTCTACATATAGAATTCCTATTACGGCTAATACTATTAATATTCCAGTGCCTAGACAAGCTGGATTGACTCTTAATATTAGATCTTCTAAATTCCAACCTATTACTGCTATATATAATGGCAATAGATACACTAATTCGTTACAGGTTAGAAAAAATTCTAATGTAACTTTAGAAGCACCTTTCGATAATGAATTATTTGAAGGTAAGTTAATATTTGAAAATCCTTCTTTATCCTCTACAGATCCTAATAGGAAGACAGTTATAAATAATAATACTATTAATAACGTAACCGTTGCTGGTAATATTATATCTGAGCCTAAATTCCTATGGGAGACAACAAGTATGTTTAAAGATAGTTTAAGATTAGAAGGATACACTATCAAAGAAACAGATAAGAAGAAGATTGATAAGATTTTTAATACCGGATTGGTTAAGGATGCATCAATGGCTTTTAAAACTATTAGTGGTGATTCTTTAGATTGTACTACTTTTGGTCCTGCTATGGCTAGCGTTACTAATTTGACTGCTACCTTTAGCTATTCTAATTTAGGTTCAATTAATGTATCTAATTGGGATACTAGTAAAGTAACTACTATGATAAATACATTTTCGTATTGTAGAAATATATCTAAACTCGATATATCCAAGTGGAATACCTCTAATGTAACTAACATGAGAGGTATGTTCTATTATTGTAATTCATTAAAATCGTTAGATATATCTAAATGGGATACTAGTAAAGT